ACGTAATCAGACCTTGGGGGTGGTCCCGATGGGCAAGCCTGCCAAGAAATTCGGACCCGATACCTGCGACCCGATCATCGAACTCATCTTTGATGGTTTGTCGCTTTCGGATGCCGCTCGCGAGGTCGGCGTCAACGTCAAGACGGTCAAGAACTGGCTGTCGAAAGGGCGCATCGAATCAGATGGCCCATACCGCGATTTCGCGACTTCGGTCGAGGACGCGCGAGAGCGATCGACCGGCCGTGAGCAGCCTATGAACGAAGACGAGCTGAGGCTCGTCGTTTCCCGTGCCGCGAAGAAGGGATCGGTCGCAGCTCAAAAGCTCTACTGGGAGATGTTGCGTGCCCCCGACGACGACTCCGGCGAAGACGAAGACGCGTTCGACCAGCTCGATTCGGAAGACGAACTCGAGCGGGCGCGAAAACGGAAGAAAGCGGCCTAAGCCACTGACGGTCGATCACTTCCGACGCTACGCCGAAAACTTGGTTCTTGACACGGGACGCCTTTGGACTCCGGAGAGTTTTCAGCTTGAAGTAGTTCGCGACATCCTCGCCGGTGAGCCCGAGGTCTGGATGGTCGTACCCGAGGGGAATGCCAAGACGACACTCCTCGGCGCGGTCGCGCTGTACCACGCCGACTACACGCCGGAGGCGATGGTCGTCCTCGGTGCATCTTCGCGGGACCAATGCGAGTGGCTGCACCGACAGGCCGCCGGGTTCGTCGAGCGGACCGATGGTCTCGGCAAGCGCTTCCGCGTCTATGACGGCTACCGACGCATCTCGGCACTGCGTACGAGAGGGCGTATCCAGGTCTACGCGGCCGACGACCGGACCGGCGACGGCGCGATCTTCACCCTCGCCCTGCTGGATGAGCTTCATCGTCACCGCGATTTACGCCTCTATCGGACGTGGCGCGGCAAGAACCGCAAGCGTGGTGGTCAGGTGGCCGCGATCTCCACTGCGGGTGAGCCGGACTCGGAGTTCGAGCAGATCCGTACCCAGGTTCGAACCGAGGCGGCCGACCTGAAGGTCGAAGGCGCGTACACGCGCGCTGCGGGCGCCGGGATGGTCCTCCACGACTACTCCGTGCCGCTCGATGGCGATGTCGAGGACATGGAGCAGGTGAAGGCCGCGAACCCGCTCTCGACGATCACGGTTGAGACGCTGACCGAGGATCGATCGTCGCCGACGATGTCGGGGACGCACTGGCGACGCTTCAAGTGCAATCAGGCGGTCCGTGGGATCTCCACGGCGATCGACGAGTCGGAATGGGCGTCGGCCGACATCGGTGATGACATCCCGGCCGGGGTGCCGGTCTGGGTCGGCTTCGACGCAGGTTGGAAATGGGACACGACGGTCTGGTCGCCGTTTTGGTGGCGGGATCGGGAATGGCGTCAGTTCGGCATCCCGAAGGTGTTGACCCCGCCGCGCGACGGCACCAGTCTTGAGCCGCGCCTGGTCAAAGAGGCGTTCCGCGAGTTGAATGGCCGTAACCCGGTCGAGGTCGTGGTCGGTGACGAAACCAGGGCAGAGGACATCTTCGGCTGGATCCGTGACGAATTCCCGGACGTCCGCACGGTCAGTTATCCGCAGGGGAACCCGATGAAGGCGCTCGCGGCCGAGCGTTTCCTCGAGGCGCTTCGTGAGGGGTTTCTGAAGCAGCCAGGAGATCCGGAATTCACGCGCCATGCGATGAATGCGGTCGCTCGTACCCTGCCGGACGGTCGAATCCGCTTCGATCGGCCATCGAGCTCCCGGAACAAAAGTCAGCAGGAACAGCGCGTCTGGGACGCGCTTGACGCCGCATCGATGGTGCACAGCTCGGCGTTCGGGGAGCACCTGGAAGACGACGAGCCTGGCGAGCCTCTCTTCGCGTTCCGTTGAGCCACCGAGACCAGACCTTCGAGAGGAGCCATGCCGTGTTGAAGCTTGGAATCGTCCCCGCCGTCGTGCTGCTCGCGTTCGGGCTCGGGCTGTTGATAACTGGTCTCGCTCTGCTCTGTCCAGCTGTGGCCCTTGTGGTCGCTGGTGTGGTGGTGACCTGCGGGACCCTCTATGTGGTGGATGTCTGATGGACCCGACGCAGGTAGATGAGAACAGCGGGGTCCGCCACGACGACGTCTTTCCGGTGGAGGATGCCCAGGCGATCCTTGATGCGGTCTGGGGGCCGATGCATGAGCACGGTGCGCACCTTGCGAACCGGCCATTTGAGACTGATGGGGTGACCGAAGGAATCGTCATCGTTGCGTGTGGCGAGGCCGCGCGACTACTGCAGGAGTTCTGCCGCAACAAGATTCCGAGCGCTGACGGAAGCCCTGCACCGGGTGCCCAGGAATGAGGCTCGGCAAGGCACTCGCCACACGCTCGACCGAAGGCGAAGGCACCGACCTCACGCTCTCGAACTATCTGAACCAGATCCTCAACTGGAACGGGTTGCTTCCGTTCATGAACGCGCCGGCCACGACGCTGGGTGCGAAACAGGAGGAAATCCGGGGGAATTTCGAGGGCTACTCGATCCAGGCCCTCAAGGCCAACCCGGTGATCTTCTCCTGTATGGAGGCGCGGCGGTCGCTGTTCTCCGAAGCGCGGTTCAACTTCCGCAGGAGACCGAACGGTCGACCCGGCCAGCCGTTCACCACGGGCGCACTGGCGCCTCTCCAACGTCCGTATCAGGGAGGCTCGACCAGCGATCTTCTATCGCGGATGATCCAGGATGTCGACCTCGCCGGGAACTGGTTCGCGGCGCTGCGCCCCGGCGGCAGGCTGAAGCGGCTGCGCCCCGACTGGGTGACGCTGGTGCTCGGCAGTTACAAGGATCCCGATGTCGGGTTCATGGATGTGGACTGCGAGGTTCTCGGCTACATCTACGAGCCGGGCGGCAAAGGTGGCAGCGGGAAGACGATGACCTTTCTAGCGGGTGAGGTCGCACACTTCATGCCGATCCCCGACCCGACTGCCGAATACCGCGGCATGTCATGGATCACCCCGCTCATCCGAGAGATCATGGGCGACCAGGCGATGACCACCCACAAGCTCCAGTTCTTCGAGAACGGTGCGATCCCCGGCATGGTCGTGAACATGGGGCCGAAAGTCTCCGCCGAGAGCTTCAACGAATGGGTCGACCTCTTCGAGGAACGGCACACCGGCAGCATCAACGCGTTCAAAACCCTCTACCTCGCTTCGGGCGCGGAAGCCGACGTGGTCGGAGCGGACCTGAAGAGCATCGAATTCCAGGCCGTACAGGGCCAGGGTGAGATCCGCATCGCGGGACCGGCCGGTGTGCCACCGATCCTCATCGGCCTGTCGGAAGGGCTCAAAGCTGCGACCCTCGCGAATTACGGGAACGCTCGACGCCACTTCAGCGACGCAACCGTACGGCCGTTGTGGAGAGGCGCGTGTGGCGCCGTCGAACCGATCATCGAAGTCCCGACCGGCGCCGAGCTCTGGTACGACGCGACCGACATTCCCTATCTCCA